GCCTGCTTCTTTTTCAGGCGGTCGGTACAGACGCACCTTATCGCCAGAACGCAGGGCAATACGTTTGAGGAACTGCAGCGTAGACGACAGCCCATAATCCTGTGCCGGGGGGGACGTATCTGTCTGATGGAACGAACGTAGTTGATATTTTGACTCAACGAGGGCGATCTCATCGTCGCCCTTCATTTTCGTTGTGGTGACTTCAGGATTCCCGCCGCGAGTACGGAGCATCACGTCTCGGTCAGGCAGGCTCTCCACGCTTGTGCGAAAGCCGTCGACGTCGCCGAGTCGATCAGACATCGTACGCGCCTCGTTTTTGTCTTTGTCGCCGTCGTAGGTGAACCGCTTACTGGCCGCACGCATGATCGCCTGCCACTCCAATGCCCCGGATAGCGATGGCACCGTCTCCATGCGCCACGTTGGACAGGCTGCTGCCAAACCCCTTGATGGCGATGGAACCGTTACCAACTATCGCATACTGATTTACAGCCAGCCCGTTTGCCGCAATACCACGGAGTCTACCAAGCCCGGAAATGCTACGAACCTTGCCTCCGCCGGTTACAACACCTGCCCCGGAGATTCCACGCAGCGCACCGTTCCCGTTCAGCGTTTTCAGCGGAACATCCGACGGGGCGGTGAAATCCACGGCACCATAGGTCGGCGCGGTGTACGGCGCACTTCCAGCTACGAAGTCTACGGCGTTGTACGCAGGGCTGACGTAGGCCATGTCAGAAGTGCAGCACCATGGACGCGATAGTTACTGGGGAGCCGGCTGAAAAGTAGGTGCTCGCCATCTGCAGAACACCGCTCCCTCCGATAGCCGACACGGAGCAATCAAACATCACTGCACCAGTCGACGACTTGAACCGTGCCCACGTCCCGGTGCCGCTTGCGTCAGCCGCTGAGTCAGGAGTGATTGGTGCAAAAGTGAGCTGCCCATTCAATACTGTGCCAGCAGGCGTGCCGAGCATCAAGGTGGCGAACTTTGTCTGAGTGGTCAAGGCCGTTTCACGGGTGGCCGGCTTCGTGCCGTTGTAAATTTCGGCGGAGCCGCCATCCAGCGCGCCAGATACAGCCTGAAAAATGATGTTCTGAAGTTCAATCGAAGGGTCGATGTAGGCCATGGTGAGTCCTTTATTCTTTTGGTGTTCCGGGGATGACGTTGTCAAATACTTGAGCGTTGGCAGTCGGCGTGCCCATCGGCGAGTCGTAGAACGTTTGGTTTGGCGGGGTAAAATTCGACGTGTGCAGGGCTTTTCCCACGAGAATCTCTATGTCCTTTATCTTCCCGTTGTAGGCCCGTGCGCCGCCACCGAAAGTCAGATCATCACCTATGCAAAGGCGTTTTATATCTGGAATTTGCATAGCTCCAGAAGTCACTTGGGCCTCAAGTTGCCCATCTAGGCGTAGTTGATGCCTAGCCCCCATTTCTTTGTCGCGGGAGTACACCCACTCGAAGTCATGCCAATTTCCATCTCCGTGCGAGGTAGTTGTTCCTGAGAGTATAGGTACGCTCGACGAATACCCAGTCAGCCAACACGCAAGAGGACCCCCTTCATATTGACGGAGCATGATGGTCAGCCCGTTGTCGTAGGGCGGGTTACCCCATTCCCTACACAGTATGGTTGCCGCTGCGGCGGACTGAGTCGTCATAAATTTGAACCTGATCGTGAACCCTATTGCCCCATCGACGCGCACATCTAGGTCCGGTGTCGACGCCACGATCAACCTGTCGCCTACGCCATCGAGCGTTAATACTCCGCTTTGTCCACCATACGGGTCGGTTGTTATCGCGTCGATTTTCGCGTTACCTTCAACGGTAACGACGTGTCCGCAGGTGTCGACGATGTTTGTATCGCCATCTACCCCTGACATATGAAGGCCGAGCACGCGATATATAGCACTGATGTCAACTACAGGAGCTACATACCGCGTTACAACATGCGGGGCGTTGTCGATCGTCTCCACTATGTAGTTTCCGCCCGTCGGATCGGATATCGCTCTCGCTACCAGTGCTCCATTAGACCGACGATGCACGTCGATGACCGCTGAACACGGTACGCCAAGGGAGTCCTTCGTTACGCCTGAGATTTGCGGCATGCTGCGCTCACTTCGTCAGGAGGTTGTCGATGCGGTCGAACAACTTACCGATCATGGCCTTCAGCTCACCGATGTCTTCCCGGTAGTCATCCTTTCGCACAAAGTGCGCAAGCTCACCGCGAAGAGCATCGTGTGCCACACGCATGTCCTTGATGGAATCAGCCAGCCCGCGAACCACCATGCCGCCGAAGAAGGCGATGAGGCCCAAGAGGATGTTGAAGATCACGATACCGATGGAGATGTAGTCGCCGCTGCTCATTTGATTGCTTCCTGTTTTTCGGCCCAGTTCTGCAGCCAGTTCAGTTGGAGGGTGGTTTTTGCGCAGTCCGCCTCAACATCTCGGGCAGCAGGTACTGCGTCGGAGCCGGCTCCATCAGCTCCGGAGGCGGCGACGGAAATCCCTGAGAAACTGCCTGCGGGCTGCAGCACGCGGACAGGGTGAGTGCGGAGATAATCAACAGCAGCTTTCCAGCCATTTGTGGTGTCCTCAGTGATTTGTTTCTGGGTCTTGATGACGGTGTCTGCGCGCTCAGCAGCCTGCTTGGCGACAGCCTTGTTCGCCACCAGATCGTCATGAGCTGACTGCCAGAACGAGAAGAGCAGGATGTTCAGCGCGATGGACACAGCCGCCGTCGCCAGCGCGACCGTGCTCAGGTTTTCCTTGATTGAGGTGCCGATCATTTGGTGATGGCCTCGCTGGAGATGATGCGCAGTACAGCGTTGCCGACCGGGAGAAGGACGCACAGCGCTGCGTAGAAGGTGTGGCCGATGTACGGCTCAAGCACACCTGTTACCGCCTCAAGGGCGGCAAGCGCAGCTACGGCGGCGTTGAAAATGATGGTCTTGGAGCGATACCACTTTTTCATCACGCAACCTCCAGCCAGCACTCGCCGCCGGAAGCGACGGTGCTCTGCACCATGGCTGTCAGGTGTGCAACGGTGTCGGCACAGTTGGCAATGCCGGTCGACGTGCGAACCTGACCGACGAGGATGCAGCCTTCGGAGTCCTCGGCCTTGTTCCCGCCGTGGAACCGAACACCTTCAAACTGAGGCACGTCGTTGACGAGGATCAGCAGCTTCTTGAAGCGGTTGGACATGGTCACGGTCAGGCGGTAGCGCCCTCGCGGGATGGCCGTCTTACCGAACACCTTGGCGCCGCCCTTTTCGAGCTTGCGGTCAGCGTCCTCGCACGACACACAGAACTTCAGGCCGTTGGCGTAGACGACGCCCGGTGTGAATGACTCAGCGCCGGGAACGTTGATGGTGCGTTCGCGCAGCACAAGGATGTTCAGGTTTGCCATTGTCAAATCCCGCCGTAGCTGACGACTCGCGTCTTGTGTTTGTAGCGTTCCCACTCAGCCTTGACGAAGGCGCAGTAGGCTTCGAAATCAGCCTTACCCTTGGCGCTCGCTTGAGCATCAAAGGTGTCGGCGTCCTGCTTCTTGTAAGCAAGATGCTTCATCCAATCCAGCAGATGGATGTGGTGCTCTTCCGCCACATCGACCAGCTCTTGGTCGGGGCCTGTAACGGGCACAAGTGGCATGCGGTAAATCTGCAGGTCGGCCACGTCGTCGACTTCAGGCACCTGAACCCAGCGCACTTTGTTGCGCTGCAGACCGAGCACCATGTAACGCACAGGCCCCGTGCGTGTGTCCATCACGATCGACTTCTTCTGACCGTAGTCAGACGAGCGCATCTTACCAACGTCAGTCGGGTTGATGATGTCGATCGGCTTGGTGTCCGAGCGGCGCGTCGCTGCCATGACCCGCATCACTGAGGGGTGCAGGTCTGCAATCGGCTGGCCGGCAACAATCGGAACCGCAGTTGCGGCTGAGAGGAAGTCGGCCACGCCACCGGTGAGGCGCACGAACATCCCGTACGCATCACCCATGTAGCGGAAGACGTCCTCATCCGTCCAAAGGAACGGGCCGACCTCGTCGACCACATCCGAGCGGAAGGCGTCGTGGAGGTCGGTTGAGTTCATTAGGCTTCAGCCTTGACCGCTGCCCACAGCTCGACGAGTTCCTTGCGGTCGACGTCGAAGCCGACGATCTTTTCAACAGCCTTGACGGTCGGGACGCCTTGGCCGGTGAAGTCGTTGGAGTCGTTGCGTTCGATCAGCAGGTCGAAAGCGGCCTTGATTTCAGACTCGCGATCGTCGCCGACGGGAATCTCAGGCAGCTTCGTTTCCGGCTCGAGAACCTTCGGGGTATCGCCCTCGGCGCGGACTGCGCCAATGGCGATGACTTCCTTCTCCATATGCGGGGGCACGTGGGTCGGGACGCCTTCTTCGAAGGAGATGACGCCCGAGGTCGAGCGGTGGGTGAAGTCGCGATGCAGGGTGTATTTCGGCATGGTTTACCTCGTGGGTTGTTGCCTCCGGCCAGTGGCCGGAGGGTTGTAAAAAGCGCCGACCGAAGCCGGCGAAAGTCCCGCGTTAGTTCGGAACGGACTCGTTCGACTTGCCCGGCAGCACGTACAGGACGCGGACGGTGACCTTGGCAGCAGTGGCGTTGGCAACCGTATAGGCCAGCGTGGCGCGGATGTTTTCCGAGGTGCGGAAACCGGTCAGCGTCAGCGCGGTGTGCGCAGCGGTCTTCAGATCGACAGCGTTGGCGTAGCGGGTGGCGGAAACCGAGTCGCCGAGGGACAGGGTGTAGGCCGTCGGGCCGGCACCTGCAGTTTCGACAACCAGTTCGCCGCCGACGACCACCGCGCCTTCGGGCAGGTTCACCGCATCGAAGACCACGGTGTTGGCGACCGGGCCGGTAAGGGCCGGCTCCGTCGGGTCAGCCGAGAGTGCGACGGTGGAGCCGAGGGTCTTCTTGGCGCCGTCGAGCTTGTCAACGACCCAGTCGTAGAAGTTGAAGGTGAACTCGGATTCAGCGAGGTACTGAGCAGAGCGAGCAGCGTTGAGTTTCATGTGATTCTCCTGAAAGGTGGTTACCCCGGCTTGTGGCCGGGGCTGTAGCCATTACTGGGCAACGTAGGCGCTGATCACGCCGTGGTCTTCCTTGGTGCCGCCGCTGTACTGGGTGGCGAACTGCGGCTTCAAGAAGCCCAGAATCTTCGCCACCGAGATGCCCGGCTGGTTGTCGTAGTCGAATTCCTTCTCGACCCATTCCGGGTTGCCGATGTCGGCCATACCGAGGGCTTGCGCGCCGCAGAACAGGACTTGGCAACCGTCAACCGTGCCGCTGGAGCCGAACTTGGCACCGGAGGCTGCGAGGCGGGTGTTGGGCACGTGGCGGAACTCGTGCAGGTAGATGCCGTCGATCTTCACGGCGGAGCCGGTGAAGAGTTCGTTGCCGGCACCGCGCTGCTGGGCGTAGCGCAGGTTGTCGCGATAGACCGGGTCCAGCTTCAGCTTTGCCATAGCGAGCGGGGAGAGGAAGGCGTGGTAAGTTTCCTCACCGCCGTCCTCGTTGATGCCGCGCACGTAGTTTTCCTTGGCGTAGGCCTTGAGCTGGACGAACAGTTCCCAAGCCGGGGTATCGGTCGAGGTGACGGTGTTCTGACCGCCGCCGGTTACGAACGCCTTGTTGGTGTTGTCCCAGCGACCGACGCGCTTGGCGGACGGCGCAACGATGTCGGCTGCGAATTCCAGATTCTTCAGGTCGGAGCCGACGCGGGTGCTACCGTTCGGGTGGAAGCTGAAGGACTTGCCGGCCAGCGTCAGGAAGGCCATCTGGTCGATGCGGTCGGACAGCCAGTAGGCCAGCTTGTCGCGGGAGTTTTCGCGGAAGTTGATGACCGACTTCTGGTCAGCCATGCGACCTTCGTGGCGGTTGGCGTTGCGCAGTTGGTCGATGCGGATCACCTGATCGTACGACTTGAGGATTTCTTCGTTGCCTTCCAGCGTGCGGTCACCGACAACGCCGTCGCCTTCGAGGTCGGCGAGCAGGGTGATGACGGCGCGTGCGCCCTTCTCGGTCTTCTTCAGCTCGGTGATGTGCTGCACCATCGAGTTGGCGTCCTTGCCGAGGAACTTGTTGATGAAGGACTTGTTGCGGGCCTGCTTCCAAAAATCCAAACTCCAGACAGTTTTTTGCTCGTTGGTGAGCAGTGCAAAATTAGTTTGCATGGGTACTTCTCCTTGTTTCAAATCGAGTGGTTTCTGAAGCTCTCTCGTGGCTTCTGCGCGGTGCCGTATCGCTGGCTACGTGCGAAAACAAACGACTTGTGACGGAGACGAACCGGCTGGGTTTAAAGCCCTGTCAGCTGGGCTGTGCACTGTGTCGCCGTGGCTTGCGAGTGACCCCTTACGGGGGTCAGTCGGCATCCGGGTGGATGCAAGCACGAGGTAGGTGCTGGCTCAGAGTCTATCAGAGCACTTCAGAGTTCGCAACAGCTCAACACTTCGGTTTCTTGCCTTTAGACACTGGATCACCTTCCCTTCCTGTTAAGTTGCCGGGAAATAGGACAATGTCAGGTGGCAATCCCCGGCTAAGTCGCCACCTGATACAGCTCCAACTCAAACCAAGTTCGTCTGCCCACTGGGCAATCGTCTTGGCTACTCCGTTGTGCTCAATGCGAACATTACTGCGCATGTTGTTTGCCTGATCTTTCGGCGTAGCCCATCGACAATTTTCTTTGGAGTAGCCTTTTGACCCATCTATTCGATCGAGAGTGCGACCTTCAGGGCGCTCGCCCATGTCCTTCAGGAATCCTGCAAACGTGCGCCAGCTGTCGCAAACAGTGATGCCTTTTGCCCCGTATGAAGGGTATTTGCGGTCGGACACCTGATAACAGCGGGCCACCATCTTTTCCCAAGAAATGCGCGTCGGAGTCCGGATCGAAGGCATATGCGTTCAGCCAGCCTTGCTGAGCCTTTCCTTCAGCTCGTAGCCCATCAGCGGCCAGATTTTCTGCACAGCGTTCTGGCGAGCGATCTTGCGGCCAAGCTCGGCATCGAAGTTTTCCGGGCTGGCGCATGCCGACTCGCCGGTGACGGTAAAGCCGTTCTTCAGGACGAGGACGCAGAAGGTAAGCAATGTGAGCGGATTGCCCCTTTCGCACTCCAGTTCATTTGCTCCGCGAATACCATCCGCGGCAGTAAAGTAGTTGGAATCTACGATGTTCGCCTCGATGTCGGCCGGCGTGATGCGCGGGGCGGTCAGGCCCTTGGCGATGATTTCCTGCTCGATGGTTTGGTCGTTCATGTTCTTCACTCCGTGAATGCTTCAATGCGTTCGGCCAGAACCTCAGACAGCTCGGCCATGATCTTTTCCTGACGAACAAGCCGCCCGCGCTCGGCGAACGGCAGGCTGAAACACAGCTCGGTGGTCAGGAACGTCCGGAGCTTCCCGAGGCGCTCTTCAAGCTCTTGGCGCTCGTCGACGACGCGCTGCTGGTGCGGTGCGAGGTTCATACGAAGTCTCCACGGAGGCGCTGACGGGTGGCTTCCGGCAGCGCGGCCAGCTCGTCTGCGCTCATGGTGCTCACGTCGATGTTGCTGGTCTTGCCGGCCTTGTCGGAGTCGATACCGGCATCCTTCATGCTGGCCGGCTGGCGCTGGCTGGCTTCAAGGTTCTTCGCGACCTGCTCCTGCTTGCGATCAGCTGCCTGTGTGCCGGCGAGACCCTTCTTCTCCTCAACCTTGACCTCTTCTGCCTTCAGGAAGCGCCCGGCAACGTCCTTTGCGGCCTTCTCCATGGCAGCAGACGGGGTCAGCCCTTCGCTGCGGATCAGGTTGCCTTGCTTGGCGAGTACAAGGGCCACCAGATCGGTGTCGTACTTGTCGGAATCCGGGTTGAATTCCGGATAGTCGGCCTCAATGCGGGCCACGACCGTGTCGAAGCGCTGGCTCTCGAGAGTGCGCGTGACCCGCTGATCGGCGATGGCATCCGACTCGGCGCGAGCGATCTTGCGCTCGGCCATGCGGATTTCCTTCATCACCGCAGCAGCTTCCTTGGCGTTGCCGTCGAGCAGCAGGTCAGCGTGCTTCTGCTCCAGATTGGCGATGTCGGCCTCTATGGCCTCAATCTGGTCAGTGCGGACCTGTGCTGCCTGACCTTCCTGCAGCTTGCGTTCAGCTTCAGCAGCGCGGCGCTCCGCTGCCTCACGCGCCTCACGCTCCTTGCCAACAGCCTCGTCGAAGCGGGACTTCGGGATTTTGGCCTCGAAACGCCCCTTGTCGTCACGCGCCTTGTCACCTTCCGGCGGATCAACCAGCTCACCAGCTTCGTCAGTCTTGGCGGCAGGCTCACCTTCAAGCTTGGCGTCACCCTTACCTTCGAAGATGTCGGACACCTTGTCCTCGACCTTGGCTGGCTCAGGGGCTTTTTCAACCACAATCAGGCTATCCCCGCGGTCGAGCTTCGACGCGTCGAAGTTGTCGATGTCAGGCGCGCTACCCATGCTTTCGATGTCCATCTGTTATTCCTCACTAACGGGGTTGGTGGCGGACGCTTCTTGACGAAGCTGTTGTGCCTGCTGAGCTTCCGCCTGCTGCTCAGCCTGCTTTTCTTTCAGGGCCATGTCCTGATGGGCACTGGCCTGCTTGAGCTGGGTTTCCTGCTGGTGCTTCTCAGCCTGCAGCGCCATGTCCATCTGGGCCTGCTCGCGCTTGAGCTGCATCTCCTCGACCATCTTGCGGATTTCCATCATCAGCCGCTCGCGGTCCATCTCCAGCTCAGCTCGGGCCTTCTCCAGCTCAGCGCCCGGCCCCATCGTGGCCTCATTGGCCTTGATCTGGGTGTCCGCCTGCGCCTTGCCGGTGTCAGCCGTCGTCTTCTGGGCCTGAGCCTGCTTGAGGGCCACGTCAGCCTCCATTCCGGCCATCTGAAGCTCCTTCTCACGCTGACGCTCGGGCGATGACTGCGCGGCCTCCATCTGCTTGATGATGTCCGAGCGGCGCAACAGGCGGCTGTTCTCGATGAGCACGCTGTCGGGGATCGGCAGGCCAAGCTCCTTGAGTGCGCGAGCCTGTTCGAACTGGCTGTCTTCCAGCGAGTTGCGGAACGGCGTGGAGGTGATCACGATGTCGTACTCACCGATCGTCAGGTCGTTCGTGATCACACCAGTGGTCGGGTCGAGCTGGTTGATCGTGATCTGCTCAGGCTCCTTGGTAACATCGTCGTGTGTGATGTTGATCAGGCGCTCCTCGGTGTAGTAGTTCTGGACGATGTCCAGAACGTTCCGGGCGAGGATGAAGTCAGTGCGCTCAAGGTTGTCTTGAATCTTGACCAGATTGACCGAGCCGCGCTGCTGCTTGTAGGCGATGGCCTTGGCGGCAACATCCTCGCGGTCGAACCCCTGCATGGAGTCGGACACGTTGGAGATCGTCTTGATGTGCTCCTCGGCCTTGTAGGTGATGCGGTCGAGGCCGGTCGGAATCTGGTTCGGTGTGATCTTCTCGGGCGCCTGAGCACCCTTCTTGTACTCAAGGACGAGGCCTGTCTGGGCGCCGGTAGTCTCCAGCTCCTGAATGGTCATGTTGACCAGCGAGTTCTCTTCAACCACCCAGCCGCTGTTGGCCGTGGTGTTGATCACGTGCAGCTCTTGGCTGGACGCCTTGTTCAGGATTTCCTGTGGCCCGATCAGGCCTTCGACCACGCCGACGGTGCGACCGTAGCGGAAGTGCGGGAAGTACGGCACCACGGTGAAGTGATTGTACGGTGACCAGTCGTCGTGCAGGCAGACGTTGTCAGCCGTTACCGTCCAGCGGATGCGCTTGACGCGCTTCTTCATGGTTGAAATCTTGCCGCCGGCTTTCTCGATCAGCTGGGCGACACGGTTGCGATCCCAGCCATCAGGCACCGGGCGGGTATCACCCGTTTCGATGTCGACGAAGTGCAGCTGGTTGTCCAGCTTGCGGTACTGGCGCTCCAGCACACGGATGTTCCGGCGCACGCCGGCATCGTCAGAGATGCCGTAGTAGCCGCCGAGCGGGATGGTGCCGGCAAAACGATCGCGCACGCGCTCGATTGAGTCGTATCCGTACGGGTAGGAGCTTCCCTCCTTCTGACGCAGGTAGTCAGCATCCTCCTTGCTGTACAGCACGGCAATGTCTTGGAAGGTCAGCCACTTCGTGATGAATACGTCGTTCCAGCTGTCCGGATCGTACTCCTCGGCATCCGGGTCGATGACCACGTTCTTGCTGTTCATCTGGACGATGCGGACCTCGCCCTCCATCGAGTCGTTGAAGTCGAGGCGGACGTCGTAGAAGCCACGGGAGCGGATCAGGCCGTCGGCGAACACCTCAGAGCGCACCCACTGCATCTGATTGTTCTGGCTGATCTGCATGTAAACCTTGGACAAGGCGTCTGCCACGTCGGAATTACCGCCTGCAGCAGGCCTGAACAGGGTCTCCACCCGGTTGTTGATCTGCTCACCGAGGATCGTGCTGATCGTCGGGAGAATCTTGTTGATGGTGAGCGCCGGGCGGCGCTGCAGCTCAAGAGCGTCGATGTCCTGCTGGTGCCACTGGTCGCCCATGGCAAAACGATCACATTTATCTGCTTTCGCAATGAAATCCAAATGGCCTCTGTCCCTGCACCACATGAATCGTTGCCATTGATCCTGTGTGACCTCGTGATTGATCGGCATGCTTTACCTCAGTGGGTGACGATGATGGCCGGCGGCTCTTCGAGCGGCGCGGTGGGTTGCTGGTTGGCCTCACGCTGATCGCACAGGCCTTCGTACAGCTCCTGCAGCACCTCCGGGGTGAGGCGCAGGAGCGCCTTGCGGTCCCACACCCAGAGCGGGTTCCACTGGTTGCCTGTGAAGCTCGCCATGCCGACCCGCTCGCACTCGGAAGCGAGGGTCACGGACGGGAAGCCGACGCCGCAGATGGCGTCGACCAGCAGGAGCAGGTACTTTTGCTCGTCGGTCATTTCAGGTGCCGCAGCTTGTAGATGGTGGTGGAGCACAGCTGAATCACCTCATCCACGATGTTGTGCAGGAAGGTGTCCTCGGCCTCGATGGCCTCGTAGCGGTTCTGTTCGATCCACTCTTTCAGCTCAGAGACCAGCT